ACGTTCTGCTCGATTGGTTACTTGCTCGTACCACTTAGAGTCTTTCATCTGAACAGCGGCTTCTTCCCAATTAGCTTCAGCAACAGCAGCTCGTAACTTTTTAAATTTCATGAGTCTTGGGGCACCCATATTGAACATCATGTTAGCTAAAATTTGTTGTACTTCTTCAGGTAATTCAAAGTATCCTGGAAATACCTTTTCAGCTTCTCTTATAATAACTTTCAAGTCATCTTCAAATGCTTCAAACACTCTTTCAGGAGTTACAGCTGTTCCAACTGAATATTTTGTCTCAGGATCATTCTTAGTAATCAAATGTCCTATACCAAACGTAGGAAGACCAAGATGATCTAAATAGACAGCATCAATTCTGCCCTCATCATCTTCCAACGTCTCTCTTAATTTTACCATATCTACCATTGTGTTTTCCTTATGTTAGGGGCAGAAGTTTATCTGCCCCTATTTATAAAGCTATTCAGTCAAGAGTTCTTTCTCCTTAGGACTCTCTTTCAATCCTAATTCAATCTTTCTTGGTTTCATAGCATCGGGTACCTTTCTCTCAAACTTCAGAACAAGGATTCCGTTTACGATATCACCTTCAATGACTTCAACATAGTCTGCCAACGTGAATGCTCTTTGGAACTTTCTGGTTCCAATCCCTTTATGAACAAAGGCTTCCTTCTCTTCTGTTTCTTTCTTTTCACCTCGTACAGTGATGACATTTTGCTTAACTTCAACGTCGATCTCCTCTTTAGTAAAACCTGCAACTGCAAGTTCAATTGAAAATGTTTCATCACCAGTCTTGATGATGTTGTATGGAGGATATGTGGATTCTAAATGATGGGCATTATTAATCACATCTAGTTGATTAAATAACCTATCAAATCCTACACTGTGTTTAAAAAAAGGATCGTTAAGATCAAAAGAAAATAGTTGTCTATTTACCATAGGTGAACTCCTTTCAAGCAAGTTCTATGTTATGCGACCCAATATGGCATCGCATCTATAATATAGGGCTTTTGCGCTACAAAGTCAACGCTTTTTCCCTATGTTATATTTAGGTACTAACTCCCATTGATCCTTGTCCTTAAATGGAATTATTTTTGTTTGGTTCAATGGAGCTACTGGATCCGCAGTTTGTTCTGGGTTGCGTAGTTCAACAAGGCCCCACTCACTCAAAAGATTTGCAATCGTGTTACGTCTTGCCACATCTTCATCTGTAAAGTTTGTTGGTTTACCATCCAATGCAAATAGTTCTTTAAAATGTACTATATAATACTTTTGCTGTTTATGGAGAATATGGCAACTTTGATAAAGTGCTCTATTCTTACGAGATGCTACACCAATCCTTGTTAAGGTCTCTTTTACTTTTAAAAAGTCTTCGTCCTGGGTGAGAGCCACCTCGACCATAGAATCAACTGATCCTACGCTCATCTGTTGTTCCTCTTATTATCTTGTTTCTGATGTTTGAAAGTTGATCAGAGGAGAGTACTTTGAGAGCTTGTTCAGCTTTCTTATTGCTATAACCATAATATAACTTCACCATCTCTAAGTCTTCTCGCTGATCATTCTTTACCCATTTAGCAAACCGCTTCTTGGATCTAACAGTATTTAGAAGAAATTCATATTGGAGAAGTTTATCTGCCTCACCATACATATTCATTTGATTAGCAGCAAATAAGGTGTCAGGAAAGTATGATAGAGCTTTATTGGCAAAGTATGGTATATATCCAGCCTCAGCAAGCTCATCATTATCAGTACCACGCATAATGTTCTTCTTCTTGTGGTTTATATCATTTACATAATCAAATGGATTAGACATTATCCTGGTTCCTCTGAGAGTAGTTCTCTTTTGTTTGGCTTTCCATCCCACTCTTCATGGTCAGGCAGCGGATCTTTCTTTTCTGTAATCTGTGGCCAGATTTCACTATATTTTGTATTGATATTCATCCAATACTCTAACTCAGTTCCTTCAAGATTACTATCTGGTACTATGGCATCTACTGGACATTCTGGTTCACAAACACCACAATCAATACATTCATCTGGATTGATTACAAGAAAGTTTTCTCCTTCATAAAAGCAATCAACTGGACAAACTTCTACACAATCTGTATGTTTACATTTTATGCAGTTTTCGTTTACTAAGTATGTCATACATTATCTACTCCGTGAGCTAGCCTCCACATGAGTCTATCCGACATTCTATCATATGTCCATCTTTTGTGCAATGTGATATCTTGATCCGACAACACGAGGTCGCCATCATCCCAATAATGATGATACATATACTTGTCTTTAAGTATGTGTTCTTTAAGATACTCTTTTTCTGACTCAAAGTCAACTCCTGTTATTGAATCATAACCAAGTTGAAATTCAAATACTTGATGGAATGGAAAGAACAAACCTTTTCTTCCATATTTTTCTTGTACTAATGGCCATGTTACATCATGATTTACATGATCAACGAAACTAGCATCGTCACTATAATTGCCCCTCTTATGACCGCAAATAACTTCCAATTTCTCATAATAATCTTTCTTCTCTTGTGGCAGATCATCATATGCGTCTGCCATGTTTAACCAACTAGTCTTACTACCTTTGCTACCATAAACAGAGTAGAGCGTGACATATGAGTGTCTCTGGTGGTTAGACGCCTTGTTACAGTGCCAATCTAACTCTCTATCATGTCCAAAGAACCCTGTCTGTCTTCCTTCTGGTGTCAGCTTACCTGTGACTCTCATCACTCCTGGTGCAGCACTATAGTCTCTATATCTTTGTCTTCGTGATTCTGATTCAATCCTATTGGCCCAATCTTCTTTTGCTTCTGGACTATTTGGATCATCATACAACTCTAGCTTTGCTGTATATCCTTCTAAGTCACCTATTGTATGACAAAGTCTTTGTAAATCTTCTGGCTGCAAATCTTTTTGGTTCTTTATAACAACAACCTGATTATCTACTAGTTTTTGACCAACTTGCAACATTTCATGCTTTGTTGCAAAGTTCAATCTTATCATTTCGTGTTGGACATACATGCGTCTATTTTATCCTCCATTTCATATGATAATGCATCGTGACTAGCTGGACCTTGGTGCATACCATCTCTAGCAAAATCACAAAAGTGAGCTGAGTTAACTTTAACTCTTGTCTTAGTAATTGCGGTGGCCATTTCATTATGTGTCTGCCAAACTAACTGAGCACCTTGTTCATGACACATCCATGATATAGCTTCTTTGTGTTTCATATAACGAAGAATAGATGGTTCCTTAGAGAACAGAGACATTCTTGTAAACCAATCCATCTCTTCCATAGTCATATCTTTATTCTGGTTTCTAATCATCATAAGCAAATATCCTTGTGGAACACTCATGAATAGATCATTCCAGTCACCTATCTTTGGATCAAACATCTCTGCTCTTGAACTAGACCAGGGATATGTAACAACAACTAATTCTGGTTTAACAATACCAATATATGCCTTCAGCATTCTATAGTATGTTTCAATACCACAACCAGGATTACCAAAGTTCATGTATCTTTTTTCAGGCCACTTTCTTTGATGTAAGATCCATGACCATGTTTGTTCTAAATTAACGCCAATACCAAAAGTAATGCTACAACCAAGGTACAGCACGCCACCCTCTTCGGAGTGGTAATCCTCCATCTGTCCATTATCTTGCTTTCTAAAACCATTATTGTTAAAACTATATTTTATATCAACATCTTTCCAATGTTCAATTTGTGGACCCTTAATAGGATCCTTTAGCATCTTATTGAATCTATCTTGAGTATCTGAAGGACACCAATCAATAGTTGTGTTACGATGTTGAAAATTGTTATTCAATATATTTTGTGGAAATTTGCATCCATAGTTATAAGTCCAAGTTGAATCATAAGGTCCATCAATAATTGGATCAACATCTATAGCTTGTGAGGTGTTTCCATTGTATTCATTTTTTCTTGTTAGCCCAGTGTCTCCAGCCCACTTTTTTGAGCGGTCCCCATTCTTCCACTTCGCTACTGCGTTCCATAGGGCCTCCCTCAAGTTCTCGTTCATCTACGCTGTCTCCAAATTGTACAAGACAACTATCACACACTGCATATTCATAATCATCACCTTTCAATACAACTGCAAGTTTATCCTCTGCTAACTCTTTGTTGCAGATATTACATGCATAGGTTATTTCCATTCTAACTCTGCCATCATTTCAGTTAAACACGCTACTAAGTTTATTTCTTGATCAGCTACAAATGCAGCTTTATGTTGATAGTCAGCCAATATCAATACCAACTGAGGTATACTATTAGGCTTCAAATATGTAGAGCTGTTGTCGTATATCAATCTGAATATAGATGTTGAATCGTTGTCGCTATTTAGTCCAACCCATTTACGCATCTCAGTAAAGTTTTTATCTTTGATATACTGTATCAAAGTTTTAAGATTGTCATCAGATAATGATACAAGTATACCACTATCAATAGTTCCAGATACACTATACCTTTGCAACTCATTAAGTACTCTTCTCCAATCAGGAAAGTGCATTTGTAACAACTGTGCTACAACTTTCTGATCAGAGCTTACACCATTCTCTTCTAAGATCCCCATTGTTCTCTTATAGAACTGCTGAGCCATCTTAGGCTTTTCTTTGTTAGGAATCTTGAAATGTACTACACTACATCGAGAGTGTAGAGGTTCAATGATCCTATTGACAAAGTTACAAGTTAGTATGAACCCACAGTTCTTACTGAACTCTTCCATAAAGTTTCTTAGAGCTGGTTGAGTAGATTGAGCATTTAGATAATCAGCCTCATCAAGTATAACATACTTTCTACCACCAGAGAAACTAACCGAAGAAGCAAATGTCTTGATCTCATTACGTAATGTATCAATATTACCAGACATACTACCATTCACTACAATGTAGTCTGAGTCTAGTTGTTCTAACATAGCCTTAGCAACAGAAGTCTTACCAACACCAGGACCACCACTCAATATGAGATTAGGTACATTCTTTTGGTTAACAAATGTCTGAAAGGTCTCTTTAATTTGTTCAGGTAGTATACAATCGTCTATCGTCTTAGGACGATACTTCTCAACCCACAAATAATCATCACGCATAACATCATCCTATAATTTCTCACCTATCATACCATCGTTCCATTTGCGACGATAGTCAACAGCATCTTCATAATGTGCAAAAGATTGAAGCACTTCAACATCACCATCAAAATTATGAACAGCTACATTAAAAAATATCTTGTAGCCTTCAGTTCGATGGACATGAGCCTTACCGTCAAATGAATTCTGAATTTTGTTCAACTGCTATCCAATAAGTTATTTCTGGACCTGCTTCGTTGCGTGATGTAAATTGTGATATACCAGCCGATGTAATCTTACAATGATAGTCATAACTCATTAGCTTCATGTTCTCTGTCTTAAAGATAAACTTGAACTTATGGTTTGTATCATTGGGTCCTAAAGACTGTGTATACTTATCAGAAGTAGGGTCATTACTATTTATAGCCTCAAGGGTGATTTCTTCATCACCAGTGATAGATATTTCTGGCAGCTGCATAATGTTAGCAGCTCTTAGTACTGCATTCATTTGATCCCACACTATATTGATATCCAAGTCGGGTTCTGGTATATCAATAGACTCCTTAGTAGGAGTAACAATCATAGAAGGATCAGCAAAAGTATAGTTAACACTCTTACCATTACCAGAGATCTCTAATTGGTTTTCTTTAAACACATAAGTGGGAGTTTCAAACAAGGAAACCACACCCAAGAATCTTGAGAGGTCGTAGATTGCTCCATCTGAAGGGAACTCATCATCCAACATAGCTCTAGCCATAATGCTCTTCTGAGGAGACATTGTTGCTAACGCATTACCTTTCTTAAAAGCTATTGAAGGATTAATCATAGAAAAGTTCTTCAATATATTCACAGTCTCATTACTAAATTTCATATCAACCTCAAGTTTTCATAATATAATTAAGTGCCTCTTCAAGGACTTTTGCATTGTGATCATGCGTCTTTCGTCCATAGTGCACCAGGTCTCTTGCAAAGTCATCTGGATGTATCTGATGTACAAACTTATTTGATATACCCTGCAAGTCATCGTCCACACCATTGTGGTCTTCTTCTACTGCATAAAACTTTGCACCTACTTCATGACATAACCACTTAATAGCATCTAGTCCTTTGTACCATCTCATGTATGATGCAGCAGTGTGAAAGTATTCTACAGTAGCTTCGTCGGATCCTTCCAATCGTTTACGTCCTAGTTTGTTGATCGATTGTATCTGCCAACA